ATGATCCATATGAAGCACCAGGCCAAGGTTTTATAGGAGTGTGGTTACGATTGTAAAGCATTTCCCAACCCTTTTCTTTTCTCTTTTTATCGATTAAAGGGCCCTCAGATGATTTAAACGACTCAGGTATAGTTATGTTATCATTATAGCTTGGGATAACATCTTTTATAACTCTTCTACTATCATTAATTTTTCCATTTGGTGTTAAGTACAAATTATCTTGTTTAGGTATTTTATTTCTATTTTTAATATATTTATCCATAAGAGGTTTTTTTTGAATATTATCACCACTACCATCTATTATTATATTATTTCCAGCCGGAGAATTTAGATAGTCTCCTTTTGAGAAATTTTGGTCGGCAGGTGGAGTCACAGATTCTTCTAATTTTCTAGTTGAAGTGGTGTCATTTCCTGCACCTTCTGCAAATACACTTTTTAAATTTTCTAAACCCATATTATGTCCCCATCCTAGCACTTCGTAGTGTTGAATTAGTCCCTTGAGCTTCTGTATACATACTTCCACCAAAACCAAAGTATGATTTCATTTCTGCTCTCAGTGAACCTATTTCATTTTTGAGTTCCGCATTACCTCTTTCAATGTTCGATGTATCAAACTGAGCTCCCACATTAACATTACCATAACCACCTGTTCCATTATTTAAAGCGTCTGATATTCCAGGAGCAGCTACAAAATCATCGTTTGGACTCAATTCAAAAAGTTCACCCTCTTTTGTTGATACTCGTGTTTTACCTTTAGCAGGTGAATCCATATCACCAATAGAATTAATAGTAGCTAACATACCATATACTGCAGCTACTCCCAATGGAATACCAATTCCTAAAGGTATTTGAGCAAAAGTAGCATATATAGCACCAATACCAGTTATAATACTTTTGATAGCTAAAAAGGCTAATATACCTTTTAGAGCGTTACCAATACCAATACTTTCATCTAAACTAATCAAAAATTCAGCAGCTGATTTAGCCATACCTACCATCGGTTCAACAAGATTTTGAAACATTTCTTCAAGATGAGGACCGTATTCTTCAACCAATTCTAATCCAAAAGCTTTTAATTTTCCTATGGTTTCAGCGATAGCCGACATTGATTCTTCTGGTATAAGGTTTGATAAATCTTGTTTCGCAAGCTCACCCGCTAAAGTTACTTCTTCTTTTTCAGCAGCAACCATTTTCTGTAAAGCTGGAAGACTCATATTTAAAGCTGCGGCTAACGCGTTTCTTTCAACTACATTCATAGCTTCAAATTCAGCTTGAGTACCAACTTGTTTAGTCAACTCTACTTGAAACTCCTCTAGTTTACCAGATAATGCTAATTCTCTTGCTTTTTGTAAATTTAAATTTCTACCTAATAATACAGATGCTTCAATCTCTTTGTTTAATGAATCTTGAAAGTTTAACATACCCTCTGCTGAACCAGCGACATCATCTAAAGTTAAACCAAGTTTTTTAGCCTGAACAGTCGCTCTAGATATATTCTCACCACCTACACCCGCAAATTTAGCAAATGACTCTGTACTTGAAGCTATCTCAGCAAGAACTGCATCTGGTGCGACATTATTAGCATGAGCTAATGATACTGTAGATTTAGCTAAACTTACAGCCTGCTCTTCAGATAAACCAGATAACTTAGTAAACATTCCCAACAATCCAGCTGCATCTTCAGTAGCCATACCAGTGGATTTTGCAATATCGGCGACAGATGAGGCCATTTTAACGGATTCACTAAAACCTATTCCAAATTCATTTGACATTTTTGAGATGGATGCAAAAGCTTCCTCACCTTCTAATCCAAGTTTTGTAAATTCTATATTCGCGGCACCTAATTCTTTTCTAAATTCAGTAACACCAATAGCTCCAAATTTATCACCTATTGAATCTGTCATTGAAGAAAAGGCGCCAAGTATTGCAATAATACCCGTTAAAGGATTTGTTATAAAGTCTTTGAGTGTTGAACCTATGTTACCAAATGCGTCATCAGCTGCTTCAGCTGCTTCAGTCATTTTCTCCGCATTGAATGCACCCTTTTGTTGTTCTTCAGCTTGTTCAATTATTGAATCTGTTAAATCATCTTCGAAATCTTGTTGTTGTCTTGTTAATTTTAATTGTCTAAGTTTATGAGCTATTTTGAGTTTATTAATAGGCCCTTGTCTTTTACCAAGTAGTACACCAATTTTTGCAGCTTTTACTTGATTTTTAGCTAAATCATTATTTTTTTTACTATATTTTTTTGATTCATTTAATGCTTTTGAAAGTAATTTTGCCTGACTTACAATCGTAGCGAATTTATCACCACTTGTAGTTATAAATTTAAGAAAACCCTGTTGTTTTTTAGTTAATTTTTCAACTTCTTCTGCTAAATTTTTAACATCTTTTCTCTGTCTAACATATTGTCTTTCTGTTGGTGCCATTCAATTACCTCAGTTTAGCTTTTTCTATAAAGTCTTCTATTGTTTCTTTTTCAAATTTTACTTTTTTTCCAAATTGTTTTTCAAAAGCTTTTTCAAATTTCTCAGTCGCCGCATTATAATTTTTAATATTTTTTTCTAATGCTCTTTTATGTCTCACGACATCACTTTTTAATTTTTCTTTACCTCTGAAAAGTCCTTTAAGAAAGTTTCTTATAGCTCCCTCATTTATAAGGTTGGATGAATCCATATATGATTTTTTCTTAGACATAATACTCTCCTAATTAGATGTATCTATTCATATATAAATATCAAATATCTAAAAAATTATCGTTTGAATTTTGAACCAGTTCGAGGTCTTTTTGATTGTGATTTTTTGATTTGCTTTTGTTCGTCTTTTTTAACTTTTATTAATTTTTGATAATAAAAATTTCTTAAATATATGGGCATATTATATACATCAGAGTGAGTAAATCCCTCACCATGATATACTAATTGAAAAATTTGTTCGTGAATTTTTGGTTTATGTTTCGATGTTAGGCCAAAAAAATGTAGCTGCCATAGGTATATTTACCATGACAGACTCACCTCCCAATTCTATTTCCTGTGACATCTCGATATCAGGAGAAACTCTATTAATCTCTTGTCTTAAAAATAAAGAGTCTCTAGCCAACATATTTTGTGAAAATGAATTAATAGTAGATTGGTTGTCATCACCATCAACAGATGTTATTGTATATCTCAATCTTGTTGTTAATTCGGGTGATACTTGAGTACCTATTTTTTTTGTACTTTTTAAATCTTGGTCTATTAATTTTTCTTCTCTTCCACTAAGAATTTTAAATGTTATCGATTTTTTTGAAATTGGTAATTCAATTTTAAAATTATTAGATTTTACATCATCTGGAACTTTTTTAAAAGGACAATCTGCTAAATTGACAGTTGTCTGAAATTTTTCTCCACTCTTAGGATTTGTAACTTCACAACTATATTCAGGCCCATATGCTAAAACTCTAGCTGCAACCATAACAGCGTTTTTATCACCTAATACTAAATCATCACTATTAATACCCTCTGTAAGAATAAGTGAATCTAATAATTTATCAATTACAACACCCTTTTTAATTAAATTAGCTGATGTAAGAATATCTTCTTCTCTAGCTGTCATATATTTTAATTCAATTTTACCACCCGATAATGGTGATTCTTTTGGATATAACCTACCCTCACTTGGTAAATCAATTACTTCACTTGGAAACTTTTGTTCTTCTGCCATTATAACCTCCGATTATTTTGATTCAGAAACTGATGCTTTTCTGTAGTCTGTAACTAATTTTTTAATTTCACCGATAGATTTTCTAGCTCTACCACCAGCTGCTTTATTACCTTTTGATGTGAAATCTCTATGATTTTCTTGGAAATCTTCCCATAAATTGTTTAATTCTGTATATAAATTTTCTGTTGACATTTTTTTTCTCCTATAACTTAAACTTCGATGGCTCTTCTGAACCATCCAAGCCAAAATTTCTCTTGTGTTGGTTTATCTATAACTATGTTTGCGAATCTTAATACTCTGTATGCTCTTACTCTATCCAACGAAATGTTTTGAATAGCGTTTAATGTAGCTGGTCCTAATCCACCATCTACTTCAATCTTGTTTTTGTTTTTAGAATTAGCGGCTTGTTGTAAAACCTTAACAGCACCACTCCTACCAAAATTAACACACATATCAAAGTATATATGTCTCAATTGTGGGGGAAGTTCATCACACTTACCTCGTCTCCAATAGTCTGTATGATATATTTTCTTAGCTTGTTCTTTGGTGAGATTTTTGATGTCAACATTAGGATACCATCTTTTAGCGATTCCATACTTGGTTTCACCACCAGCGTCATCCGGGTCATTCACATAACCACCCTCATGTTCTAAAACTATTTCTATTATTTCGTCAAAAGTTGTTTTCATTTCATATATAAATATATATTTTATAAAAAAACCCTTGATTTATTTCAAGGGCTTTTTAGGTTTTATTTTATTCTTATCAATTAGAATTGAAGTACAGCGTAATCATATTTTAAAGTTAATGTAATTTCAGCAGGATCACTTACTGCAAAATCTAAATCACCAAAGTTAGCCGTTTGAATATAAGCACCCTTTAATGTCCATTCTTCTACTATATCACCAACTGGCCCTAACATATTTAAAGTAACTTCTTTTTTATAAAAATCAGCATAACCATCTCTACCAGTTACTGATTCGTGAGATAATCTAACCCATTCCATAACCGCCTGTGAAGCTGATGGAACGATTGGGTCATATAGAGTAATATCGATAGGTTGCCATCTTGACTTACCTTTAATGTATCTTGTTACATTCATATGTTCAAGTATTACTTCATCTGATTCGAGTAATGGACGGTTAGCTGTTTTGATTGTATAAGCTGGTATACCATCTATATTCATTATAAATCTATTTTTGAGCTTTGGCTCAA